AATGTTTAGTTGTTGATGGTAAGATTGGAAGTGTTACTGTAACTAATAAAGGTGAGGAGTATTATTCAACTCCTGAACTTGAAATAGAAGGAGATGGAAGTGGTGCTATTCTTAGACCTATCATAACAGATGGTCAATTAACTGATGTTATTATAATTAATGCTGGAATTGGATATAGTACTGCAAATACAAATGTATATGTAAATTCTAGAGGTAGAAATGGTTACTTAGAGTCTCGTGTTAGGGATTTAACTCTTAATAATATTAGGGACAAAGAAATTGATTATGATCATCTAGATGCAACAGGAACTGAATTTTCTTATAATATTATTGGATATAATCAAAATTTAGCATCACAATTCTCGGAGAATTTTAACGAAGATGCAACTACTGGAGAATTTGTATCTACAGGTGATCATTCACCAATAATTGGATGGGCGTATGATGGAAATCCAATTTATGGTCCTTTTGGATATGAAGATCCAGATGATATTAACTCTACAATTAGAATTTTAGATACTGGATATACTTTAAATTCTTCTAAAGTTGAAAATAGACCCTCTGGTTTTGATTCTGGTCAATTTATCGAAGATTATACCTATGACAATAGTGGACAATTAGATATTCATAATGGTAGATTTTGTAAGACACCAGATTTTCCAAATGGAATATATGCTTATTTTGTTGGTGTTACAACTAGTACAATTACGAATAAATTAATACCAAAATTTCCATATTTTATTGGAAATTCTTATAAATTCCCAGTTATTAATGATAATTTAATATTAGACCAAGATTTTGATTTTAATTCTTCAAATCTATTACGTAATACTACACCATATAAAGTTGGTGAAGAATTTGCTGAAAATGATTTTATAGTTGAATCAAATGAATTGATAAGACAGTTTTCAGTTGTTGAGTCTGTCAATTCGGGTGAAATTGCAGATTTAAGGGTTTTAGATGGTGGTTCTAATTATAAAATTGGAGATTTTACTGATTTTGATGATACAGGAACAGGTGGTATTGGTTTCCAAGCACAAGTAGATGAAATTGTAGGTATTGGTGTTTCTAAAATTGAAACAGTTTTAACTAGATTTGAGAATGTTGTATTTGAATGGAAAGATAGTCGTGAAGTAGTAGCAAATTATTTACCTTATATTGAATTAAATGATCAGGATAATGTTGCAATATCGGGATTAAGTACAAGTATTGTAAATCTAAGAGATTCATTTAAAGTTGGAGTAAAAACAGATACTATAAGTCTAGGTAAAACAATGGCAGTTAATACTAATGCTGCTGGTGTTATAGAAGACATTTATGTAAATAATATTCCAAATACCGTTTCTGTTGGTGGATCAATCCGAATTGGTTCTGAAGCAGCTAAAGTTTTAAATTTATTTGATGTTAATAAAGTAATTAGAATTAGAAGATATAATACTGGAATTGCACATACATATGGATCTAACATTGATATATTAAACAATAGAATTTCTATACCAGTAAAAACTGAGAAATTTAATTCAAAAACAAACGATATTGTATATTTTAATGGAGTTCAATCTGTTGGTGTTGGTGCAACATCAGGTAGTGCTATTACAAGAGATTATTTCATAGGAGAAACTAAAACACAGGTTCCTATTCCAACAAGAACAATATATCTACCAAATCATCCATTTGTTACTGGTCAAGCAGTAAGATTTTCCATGAATGCTGGTGCAACTCCATTTACTGCAAGAGGTGGAGAGCATGCTGCTACCTTTAACTTACCAAATGCAACAACTGCATATAGTGATGTATTTGTAATCAATAAAGGACAAAATTATATTGGATTAGTAACTCAAAGATCTTCTATAGGTAGTACAAGTGAAGGTGTTTATTTTAATGGTGGTGGAACATCATCAGGTATTTCTTCTGGATTATATTCAATATCTTCACAATTTGAACAGGTAACTGGTGATATTGATAGAATTACTTCTACAGTAACAACAAATGTCGCTGCAGCAGGTACAACAACTCATGGATTAGCAATTAATGATGTTGTTAAGATGAATGTAAAACCAAATTTATCTGTTGGATTTGGTAATAGTTCTCCAATATCAGTAAGATATAATTCACAATATGAGAAATTATTGTTTAATCCGATTACATTTGCTGCTGCTGATGTAGAAACAAATAGAATTGATATTAGTAATCATGGTTTCAAAACTGGTGATAAGGTATTTTATGATGGAAGTGCTTCTGGATTAAGTACTGGATCATATTTTGTTCATGAAGTAAGTGATAGGTATTTCCAATTAGGTGAAACTTATAAAGATGTTACAGTTGATCCACCAAGAATTTTACCAATAACAGCATCTACAGGGGGATCTGGTCAAACAATTGCTCTAATAAACCCTCAAATAAGTGTTGTTAAGAATTCTAAATTGACATTTGGAGTTTCTGATACATCATTATCTGGATATGACTTTAAAATATATTATGATGATGAATTTAAGAGTGAATATAATAGTGCTCAAGATACAAATAACTTTAATGTAACTCAGTATGGAGTAGTTGGTCTTGGAACTAATATTTCTGATCCAATTGGTGCTGCTATAACAGTATCTTATTCAAATGAGTCTCCTAAGATATTATATTATTCATTAACAAAGGGTGGATATATTAGTACTTCTGATAAGGAAGTTATTAATGGTTCGGAAATAAAATTTATTGATAGTGCTTATAATGGAGAATTTAAAGTATTTGATATTACAAATAACACTTTTAAAATATCACCAAGAAGAACTCCAGAATTCTTAACTTATAATTCAAGAGATTGTGATACTATTGAGTATTCTACAAGATCTAAGAATGTTGTTGGTCCAATAAAGGATTTAAAAATTATATCTAAAGGATTTAATTATAAAGTTTTACCTGGATTTACATCAGTTACTAGTGTTAGAGGTAAAAATGCAAATATTGTAGCGATTTCAACTACAATTGGTTCTATTAAAGATGTTCGTATTGTTGATATTGGGTATGAATATTCTTCAGATAAAACTCTAAGTCCAGAAGCATCTATTTCACCTACAATAAATGTAGATAATTTGGATGTTATAAAATCAATTGATGTTGTTGATGGTGGAAAAGAGTATATTAGTCCACCTGATTTAATACTTTATAATACAGTTGAGAATAAGATAATTGATAAATCATCTTTAATTGCTAAAGTCCCAAATCAAACTATTTCTGAAGTTGAATTATTTGTACCAATTCAAGGATTGGATTCTACAAATCATTCAATTATATCAATTAATAATTCTAATGGTGTCGGAATACGCTCTATGCAGAGTAGTACTTCAGGATTAGTCACATGTTTCTTGGATACACCACTTGATGGATATTTTACTGCACCATTTGCTACTGGAGATAAGATATTTGTTGAGGGTATTCAACGTGAAGGTGAATCTGGAACTACTGTAGTTGGAGTAGGTACAACTGGAGGTCAAGGTGGTATTGGAACTGATGTTTCAGTTACTGGTACTGGATTTAATTCACAAGATTATAATTATCAATTCTTTGATGTTGTTGAATATTCAAATACTAATCCAGCAATTTTGAAATTTAGTGTAGCAGGATTAACTACTAATCCAGGTGTTGCAAAGACTTTCCAATCTGGTTATGCATCATTAATTAATAAAAAGAACTATCCAATCTTAGAACCTGTTCAAGTTAGAGGTCAATTTGAACTTAGTGAACATGTAAGAGTTAATGGTATTGATACTGATTTAATAGTTGTTGAAGTTAGAGATGATTATATCAAAGTTGATGGTGACTATGAATTGAATAATGGTGATAGGATTAATGGAATTGTTAGTAATATAAGTGCTGAAGTGGTCGGTATTATTAATAAGGAAGCTAAATTTAAAATAGATTATTCAAGTAGACAAAATGTTGGTTGGAATGATGGTATAGGAAAATTAAGTGAAGATTATCAAGTTATACCTGATAATGATTACTTCCAAAACCTTTCTTATACTGTTGAAAGTCCAATAGAATGGGATAAGAGTGTAGATCCAGTTAATAGATTAGTTCATCCTGCAGGACTAAAGAATTTCTCAGATACTATAATTGAATCAGTATCAGAAACAAAAATTTCATATGGATCAACAAGTATTAATGCAATAACTTTAGATATTGTCAATGATCCTAAACGAGTCGATACTATTAATGTTTTTGATCTTGCTACTGATTTTGAACGAAGAGATAATCAATCTAAGTATGTACAAGTATCTAATAAGAAATTAACTGACTTTACTAAGTGTAAGACTAATAGAGTTCTTATTCATGATGATATAAGTCCTAAGTTCTCAAGTAAAGGGTTCCAAGCATCAACTACTGAATTAGAAATATTAGATAGCACTTTCTCACATTATCTTGTACAGATAATAGATCCAGATACTTTTGATACTCAAGTTTCTGAATTGGTTGTTTTAACAGATACTGATAATGCATATTTACTTGAAAAATCAACTGATTTTACAACAATGAAGTTGGGTGATTTTACAGCAGAAGTAGACATAGAATCTGGATCAAAATCAATAAATTTCTATCCAACTGAAGTATTCAATAAGGATCATGATATTAAAATATTAAAAACTGACTTTAGAACTGATCAAGTTTCTGCTGCATCTACAAATGAAATTGGACAAACTGAGTTATCATCTACAATTGTTGGTGTCGGTAGTACCACTGTAGGATTTACAACAACTACTATTGTTGAATATCCTAAGACAGATTTTAATGGATTACACGCAAGTCTTATTATACAAAATGATTTCACTAAAGATGTAAATTACAGTGAAGTAATTGTTGATTTTGATGGTGTTGATACTTATATTGCTGAGACATTTATTGATACTAGACAAAATTCATCTACTACAACTAAAGTTGGTTTAGTTACTGCAGTATTTGAAGATAATAGAATTAGATTACAATGTTTAAATGATCAAGTAAACACCCTTACTGTTAGTGCAAATGTTGTTGGACTAGGAACTACAACTACAGGTATAGGAACTCATAGATTTGCAGTTGCTGGTCAAACACCTGGTTCAGAAAGAAGTGCTAGAATTGATTCTCAATATTCATCTGGTACTGGTGCATATACTTTTGCAACTTTAGATAAAGATTTAGATAGTAGTATTAAGTCTCTTATTAGGGTTTCTTGTGGAGAAACTTCTGCTATTCATCAGTTAATTGGAATAAGAGATATTGATGATATTTTAACTATTCAATATCCATTTGTTTCTGCTGGATCAACAACAGGTATTGGTACATTTGGTGGAGAAATAAGTGGTAGTAATATAAACATTAAATTCTATCCTGATACAGAATATTCTTCATCATTAACTGAAGTACAATCATTTAATCAAATTCTTTATACTACAAATGATTATGATAATACTCCACCTGTTTATAGGTTTGGTGAAGTTGAAAAGAGATTGTTCTTATCGGCGTATGATGGACTTAATGGAAATAGAGCAAATAAAACAGACTTTACTTTAACTCACGAGAATACTCCAATTTATACTAAGACATTTGATCCTACAAATACAGGTATTCTTAGTACTACAACTGGTATATTCACAATTGATAATCATTTTTATAATACTGGTGAGCAATTGGAATATACTCCAAGTTCAACTATTATCGGACTTGCTGCAACTGCAGTTTCTATAGCATCTACAGCAAATAGTGCAGGTGTTGTAACTACTATTTTACCAACTACAGTATTCCCTAAAGTAATAAATGAGAGACAGTTCCAGTTATTCACTAGAAAAGAATATGTAACTGATAATGCGGCTTCTCCAGTTACATTTACTGGAACTGGATCTGGAAATGCTCATAAGTTGAATATAACCAAAAAATTAGCAAAAACTGTTATTGGACTAGATGGAATAGTACAACAACCAATTACATATACATCAATCCAACATAATTTGGATGGTGCTATTGGTATTGGGGTTACACAATTTGTATTAAGTGGAATTAGTTCGGTACAACCTAGAGATGTATTGAAGATTGATAATGAGTATATGAAAGTTGACCAGGTTGGATTTGCAAGCGTTCAAAATGGTTTTATTAACGATTCCACAGCAGTCGCTCTTGGAATTGCTACACTGCCTGTTGTAAGGGTGCAGAGAGGATCTTTAGGTATAGGAGCAACTCCACATAGTGATAATGCTGCAGTAAGAGTTCATAGAGGATCATTTAATATTGTTGATAGTACAGTTTACTTCTTAGATCCTCCTAAAGGAAATACTAGATCAAGAAGAGCAGATGATAATTTACCTTTCGTAAGAGCACAATTTAGTGGTAGAACTTTCTTAAGAAGTGATTATACTACTAATATGGTATTTGATGATGTTTCTGATGTCTTTACTGGTATTGGTAAAACATATACTTTAACTGTGGGTGGAGCAAATACTAGTACTGGAGTTGGAATTGGTAATGGTGTACTATTCATCAATGGAGTATTCCAAACACCAAGAACTGTTAATAATACGGGTAATAATTATGAATTTGAAAATGACACAACTGCAGGTATTTCAAGTGTTGTATTTACTGGTATATCTTCTGTTAATGGAGACTTTATTAAATCTGACTTTGACATTAACCAAAATCAATTACCTAGAGGTGGTCTAATTGTATCTCTTGGTTCTACACCTGGTTTAGGATATGCTCCTCTTATTGGTGCTGAAGTTAAACCTAAGATCAATGCTGAAGGATCTTTAACATCTCTTGTTGGAATTGGTACTTCGATAGGATCTCTTGCTAAAGTTCCTGCTAATTCTAGAATAGGTATTCAAACTGCAGTATATGATCATATAACTGGAATTATTACAGTTACAACTACTGGAGTTCATGGATTCTCCCTAGAAACTCCTTCTATGCTTAAATTGAGGGATTTAGAATTTACTTGTGCTGCTCCACACGCTGGTGTAACTACAACATTCTTCCAAGATCATGAACGTCCACTTCATTTGGTTGGAATAATATCAGAAAGAACCTTTGAGGTTGATGCTGGTATTTGTACCATACCACATAATTATAAGACTGGTGGTAATGCTTGGGAATTCTTCAACGACTTAACCTTTGGTAGTGGATACTATGGCACTGTTGCTATTGGTGTTAGTGACATTGAATATGATCATAAGTTTGTAAGTTCTACTAATAATTCTATTACTCCTAATGCAGGAGCACAATTAACTCCAACTGCATCAAACTATACTTCTTCTACAGGTAGATTGAGTTTGACTGTAGGTAGTCATTCACTACAAGCAGCAACTAATCATACAGTAACTGGTGCTGAATATGATGCTCGTGTTGGTATAATGACTGTTACTATTCCTAGTCATGGATTTAGTAATGGAAATTTTGTTAAATTTGCAGATAATTCATTGACATTTAAGTGTGCAATGGATGGTAATTCTTCAGAGCATTCATATCCAAGATCTTCTGATCCAGTTAGCAATAAGTGGTTAGAAATTTCAGATAAAACTAATAATACATTTAAAGTTAATGTAGGAACTTCACCCAAAGCAACTTTTACACCTACAGGTGCTGATTATGATCCAACAACAGGTTTAATGGAATTGGAAATTGGTGCTCATAGTTTGAAAGCAGGATCAAGTATTAAACTTGTTGCTAATTCACTTGGATTTACTTGTGATGTTGATAATAATACATCAACTAAGACATATCCAAGATCAGGTGATCCTTTACATAATACTGCAATTAAGATTCAATCTGTAACTGATACATCTATTACTTTACAGGTTCTAACAACAATACCATCAACAAATACAAC